CATTGTGAAGCACTTCGTATTTTTCAAACGAAAGGTCGGAGGTGCCGTTCATACGGAAAACAGGAGTCAAACCTTTTTTAGCGGATTGTTTAATACCCAATTCAATATCTTTTACCAGTAAATTCATAAAGGTAATACGGTCTTCAAAAAACATTTTTGTTTTACGAATACGAGCTTTTTGGATCATATTAGTATTTTCGCCTTTTTTAAACATTCCGCCACGACCAGCAGTATTCAAACAAGCTGAAGTGCAGCCTGCTGTTCGTTTAGGGCAGGTTTCATAACCAGATAATTTTGCAGGTGCAAGGTGCATAATATAAGTATTAAAACCTTGTTTTAAACCTTTTAAAATCTTGGGGTTGCCTGTACTAAGTAACTTCATAAAAATCTCGCTTTCTCAATCTATGGATGGAGTATAACACAATGGGCAGGATTGTCAAGCGTCTTGTTGCACAAAAGCAACAGTAATACTTTAGTATTCATCTCCGCATACTCGCTTGGTCTTTCGCTTCTTCATCACTAAAAATTGGCACAGCATTACTTTTATGCAAAGTACCAATTCCTAACATAGCTGTTCCTGTATAAACATTTCCTTTAACAGGTTTTGTAGCAGAACCGCCTGGTGTTACCATACTCGGATATTTTCTAACATCACGACCAGCTGGTATCGTTAATTTTGGTATAACTTTAGGATCAAAAGATATTTTTCCCATATTTTTCCTTGAAAAATTTGTTTTCTGATTAGCAATATTATCAACCCAAGCCTGATACTCGGCCATTTCTTTTTTTGTTTTCTTTTTCTTTTTAGATTTTTGATAGGTGTATATTAACATAATTCCAACACCTTGGCAGGAAAACGAATTGAACCTTCATACTCTAATTGTGATTTTTCAAATTCGGTCATAAAATCATCAGCGACAATATCCCAACCAATAATTTCGCAACGGAAATATTCGCTGTTTTCTTCTATATCACCACGAACCGCCATTACAATAGCGGTTGCGCTTTCAGAATTAATACGATTACCCATCGGGACAAAAAAGTCCGAACCACCCTTGAATTTCCAATATTGTGGGCATTCACCAACTCCGTCCCAATCGTGGGCGCCGTAGTTTTCTTGGTCTTGAGTGTAAATATGTAATTTCATAATCGCTTTCAACAATTTATGGAAGTATTATAACAGAACAGGCAGGATTGTCAAGCGGGCTGTTGTGATTCTACAACAGCAGTAATATGTTTACATTTTCCACGAAAATTGTAACCAGTACAAGTACAAGTATAATTGTAATTAAAAAGTTCTACAAAATATTCTTTTTCACCACTTGTAACTTTGAATACGGAAGTATTAGGTTTTGGGATTGTTTTTTTGATAAGTTTTTGAAGACCTGGATGCTTGGTCTTCACAAAGGTTCGGTACCTTTTATCAATTTTGATTTGTGTTCTTAATTCTTGAATGTCATTACCGCCAAATTTTGCATAGGCGACAATTTTAGTACCGTCAAGTAAATAAGTATGATTGGCATTTGATCCGTCAGACCAAACCGTGGTTTCTTTTAAAATTTCTAACATACCTACATCCTAACACAGGTAGATGGGTATGTCAAGCGTGTTGTTGTTTTTTTACAACATTGTCTTTATGAGGTCAAAAGCACACAAAAAACAAGGCTTTCATGTATTTTTGTTCCTATGAGACCAATTATCCTTTTAATAATTGTTGATTGGTTTCTTCTCGCATATCTTCTTCAAATTCAGCGATTAGCAATTTATTCAACTCATTTTGTAGAGAAACAACATCACCTTGATTTTGTTGTATACGCAAATTCAATTCAGTAATTTGTTTTTGAAGTTCTTTAATATAACTCATCTTCATCCTTTTTACGCAAACGCTTCATAGCTTTATCATAGTTGCGTTTAGCTTTGTTTTTAAACTCTTTAAAGTCCTCTTTCTCTTCATTCTTCTTAGATTTCGGACTACAAATCTTTTGATACTTATTACCGCCGGCTATCATTTTACAAGATGTGGTCTGCCACGTTAAATGTGATTAATTCTTCAGCTGTCAAGTAAACATCACTCGGTGATAAAAGTTTGGATTTAATCTTACTCACCGGTAAATCTGTTGCTTCTTTTAAAATTTCAATCATACGATTATTACAATTTTCCGTTTCTTTCATTTGAGCTTTAATGTCATGGTATTTACTTTCCATGCTACCAGTAAATTGATGACACATAATGCTCGTGTGTTTAGAGATATATCTTTCACCTTTAGAGCCACAAGCAAACAAAAGGAAGGCAGCACTCATTACATTACCAATTCCAATTGTACGAATGGTGTGCTTTGATTGTTTCATAATATCAATCAAAGCGAAAGCATCAGTTAAATTACCACCGCAAGAATTTATATAGATGGTCAGAACCTTGTCTTTACTTTTTTCTAAATTTTCGTAAATAAGCCATTTGATGGCTTCTTTTACCGATTCTTCATCTATGTCTCCATTGATGAAGTGAATATGGTGGTCTAATAATGAATTTTCAATTCTCTCAGTTGTAGTTTGCGGAAACTCAGCTAAGGATTTAATGTTTGTCAAATTTTTATGTTCCATGATTTATTGTGTGCCAATTGTATGCTGTCTTAATAATATCCATTATATCATATTTACACTTGAAATTCAATAACTCTGAGGCATACTTAACATTTGCCACCAACTTATCAGGGTCACCTTTTCTTCTTGGCAATACGGTATAATTTACTTTCAGATTTAGGCAAGATTCAATTAAGGAAATAATTTCTAAAATAGAATAGCCTTTACCTGTACCCAAATTAACTACTTGAGATTCTGCATTTTCTTCCAAATAATTTGCAGCTAGTATATGTGCATCAGCTACATCAGCTACATGAACATAATCACGAATACAAGTTCCATCAGGTGTATTGTAATCATTACCATTCAATTGAAAGTTATTTAGATTCGTTAGTATTTGTGGAATCAAATGAGTCTCAGGTTGATGGTCTTCACCCATTTCTCCGTCTTCATCAGCACCAGCCAAATTAAAGTATCTAAAAATGATATATTTTAGACCAGAGTCTTCAATAGCATATTCAGAAGCTAGTTTAGTATTACCATATACATGATTGTTAGTAGTACATTCTGTTTCTGGTATTGCTAGACCTCCAGATAAGTATACACCGGCACTTGATGAAAATACAATATTTTCTACATTGTATTTTTTCATCATATTCAATAAAGTTACTGTACCACCAGTATTAACGTCCCAAAATTCAGTTGGTTCTTCAAATGAACTACCAACCTCAATTCTTCCTGCTAAGTGAAAGACAGTATCAAATTTAATTTTACGAAAAACATCTTCTAAAGAATTCCTATCTCTAATATCTGCAACTTCACACATATCAGCATAGTTGTGTTTTGGTTTAACTTTGTCATATACAAAAGTGTTCCAACCAGCCTTCTTTAATGCTTTACTTAAATGACTACCGAGATACCCGGTCCCACCTGTAATAAGCGCTGTTTTATTTTCCATGGGAATTTACCATTATATTTTTTTTCATTGACTTCATTACCTTGCTCAAAAAATTCTTTTGTTACAGAATTAGGATTGCCATCAAGCCTATAGTTTGTTGTATATTGATTCGTACAGCCGTAATTTTTAAAATTGTTTTTTAATGCGTTAAAGAATTGTCTATCGGCACCCCATTGGCCATACCAAGCATGACCAATCCGAACAGCAACATCACGGCGTATGGCAAAACAAGAAGTATCAATGTGAAACACTTCAGGATTAAAATGTACTGGCCATTTACCCAACGATTCACAATTATCTTCACATATAAATTCTCCATCTTTATCCACTATTTTTCTTAGAGAATAAACCCAATCATAACCTTCTTCTAACTTACGAACCATTTTTTCAATATGACATGGTTCAAAAAAATTATCTTCATCCAAATAACAAATAATATCTGCATTAACTAAGAATGAACTAGCTGCATATACACGATGGCCATACCATCCTTTACCAACATTTTCTTCCAATTCAATCATTCTGGTCTTAGATGAACCAACAAGAATTTCTCTTGCCTTTGGTTCATACTGGCAACCATCAATAAAGATATAGTGTGTAATATCTTCGTATGTTTGTTTATCAACCGATGCAACACATTTTGCTAAATGCTCGGATGCAATAGTGGGAGTTACAACGGCTACTTTCATTTCTTTGGAATATTTAAATTAGGGAATGCTTCACGGACAATTTGTTGTGATAGGTATTTCACATCCAAATCTTTCTTAAACATTTTAACTAGAAGTTCAGCTTCATCTTTATGAAGAGATTCTAAAATAACAGTCAATAGTTGTTTTTGTTTTTTACCCGTTAAATCTGGACTGCGTTTAGGATGACCAACAATAAAACGGTATATTTTGCTCATCTCATTATGAAGATAAGTAAAATTTAATCCCGCTGGTTCTATAGATGGTCGGTATTGTGGAACTTCTACATCAAACTTTATATCTGGATTAAAGACACAAATTAGAAACTCCTGAAAAGCAAAACTTCCATATTTTTGTAATACAGCAATCTTATCTTTCCTTGTTTCCGCTTTTTGAAATAAATCAATTATTTCAGAATATAACAAATCATTCATTTTTTTCTCTTTAAAATTCGTCAATCACTTCAATTAAGTTTTTAAGACGATTAGCAACCATATAGTTCATAAACTCTTGCCGAGTATGGCCTTTACTTGATTCATAGGTATCTATGATGTTTTGCTTTAAATTTTCGGGTATTCTTGTGAGGTCAATTAGAATCTCATTACGGTTATAATTACGCAACATCTCTTCAGTACAAAATTCTTCTGGCTTCTGATTCATCCAGTTAATAATCTTTGCCTCTGTGATTGGTTTCTGCCTCACACCTTCAATGAATACATCATCTTTAGAAAGAATGTTTGGAATGCCATCACTTTTATCACCACGAATTACCAATTGCTTTAGTTGTGCAGAGGGCAAAGGTTCTTTAATGAATTTCTTTAGAATTGGTGAATACTGTTCAACATTAGGAAACTTTTGCAATTGTGCAAAGTCTTTATCAGATGACAGAATCATAATCTTTTCTGTAGCAGAATTTCTCATAGCTAAAACGGCAATGATATCATCAGCTTCAGCTGTATCAACTTCAATAACTTTATATGGTGAGTATTCACGCAACTCATCACGGATTTTATTCAGACATTCAAAAATAGAGTTCCAATCGTGACCAGATGATTCACGGGATTTTTTACGATTAGCCTTGTAGTATGGAAATATCTCACGGCGCCAGTATTTCTTATTGTCACAAGCAATAATTATATTTGGGCCGAATTCTGCCTTGAACTTCTTTACATAAGTTCTGATTGTGTTTAAAATCATGTGGCGAACCAACGATTCATCAACAGGTGTCTTAGAAGACCCTATTTGTTCCATTAAATTGGAAATAGCAACTTGATTAAAGTCCACGAGTATCATATTAAAAATCCAAAAAATTATAAATAGGTGTAGGTCACCGAATTGCAGTTCGCACCTACTCTAACACGAAAGGCCGTATCAGCATGATTATTTATCAAATCACCAATATCGTTAATAACAAACGATACATCGGTAAAACAACAAAAACCATTACTGACAGATTCAATTCTCATTTAGCTACAGCTAAATATGGAAGTAAATCATACTTACATAGAGCTTTGCGTAAGTATGGCCAAGAAAAATTCAGAATTTCTTTAATTGAGAAAGATATTTTTTCAGAAGATATCTTAGCAGAAAGAGAGAAATTTTGGATTGAAAAAACAAATCCCGAATACAACATGACAAAAGGTGGTGAAGGTTCCACTGGTAGAATTTTATTGGAGGAGTCTTTAATTAAAATGTCCATAAAAGCAAAAAATAGAAAACGTAATCCTCATTCCGAAGAAACTAAGCAAAAAATATCTTCAGCATTAAAAGGCAGACCACTTACGGAGGAAAGAAAACAAAACATATCCAAATCTAAATTAGGTTGTGTTCCGTGGAATAAAGGTAAGAAATAATCATAATACAAACATATCGCTAATAAGCGATTTCCTTTTTTTCAAAATCATACAAAATACTTTTGGTGTAATCCTTCTAGTATTCTCATAACATCTTCCGCATCCATGGAGTTATCTTCTGATAATCTATCTTCAAGTGGAATAATATCCCAATCATCATTCTCAACATCATACCAAGCAAAGATACAAACTTCTTCATCTGGTCGGTGTTGAATCATACGACCAAAGGTAAATGAATATGTATTATGCGGTGGAAAAACAAAGCCTTCAGTTAATGCATCATTATGTATAAAGATAGCAAATGATTGCATATTCCTGTTACCGCCTTCTGTGTAACGATATTCACCATCCTCATCTTCATCTTCTAAGTCACCATAACCATCAAATATGATTTTAACTTCAGATTGGTCAGAAACATCTTCACCAATCTCTAATTCATCATCATGGTCAATCCATGCAGATTTTAACAGTAGTTTTATAATCTCACTAAAGCGTTGGTAATCATATTCAAAATCATTCATTTCAAACTCCTTAACAGTATTATATCAGAATTAATGCGTCCTGTGAGGCAAGATTCTTTAGCACGAATATCGGCAATAACATTACGCAATAATACTTTACCGCCTTTTAACACTTCAGGCAAAGTCACTTCAGGTTTTCGGAGAGTTTTATGTACCGATTTTGTTTCAGAATGCCCAATGATACTTGAACCTTTTACGGATAAACCAGAAGAATCAGAGGCAACATAACAACCAAGTTTTCTTGTTTTTGTATTGTAAACAAATAACTGAGAGCATCCAATAATATCTCTTGGTTTAATTGATTCAAGTTTTAATTCATCAAATTTATCACAATATTTAATTTTAGCCACCAGTTCATCTGGTGACTTTGTTTTTCGTTTTCTTGGTTTTCTGGTTAATAATGCTTCACCAGATATCTTCATTGCATCAGATATAATCAAATCACCAAACGCAATGATTTTCTTTAATTGTGGTTTAGTGAAATTAGAATAACCTTCTTTTACTTGGTCATCTTTACTATTCAATGCATCATCAAATTCAGAACGGAACTTTTTTGCCCAATTTAAAATATGCGATACATGAACACCTTTAATAGCCTTTGTATGCATGATTCCATAGGGTGAAGTGTTTGCTGTAAAACCAGATACTATAAAATCATCTATTGCGCCATTTAATTCACCAATACAATCTGAGGCCTTCTCACGAATCCTATCTTGAATATTGATTGTTGGTTTAACCTCTTCAGAAGCAATTTCAATAATTACTTCTTCTTTGGTTTCTTTTATTTTTTTGATTTCACTCTCAAACCATATCTGGTCTTTTTCATCCAGTATTGAGCCATTAGATATCATCCGACAAATGAATCCAAAATTGGTTTGAGAATTTTTTAATTGGGAAATAGCAACAGGCTGTTTTAATTTCTTTTTGAAATATTCAACAGCCCATTTTTGGGAATCTTTCAAATCTCTATTTTGAGAATACCAATTGAGCAACCTAAGGAAATTTGCTTTCGTTAGTTGCCCATCAATTCTTGGTTCTGATCCTGCAAAAATTTCACTTGCATTTAAGGAACGAGCCATCTAATCACCTTTCAAGAATAACATATTCCCCGAAATACCTATCAAAAGTCATTACCAAATTTTCATAATCACCACTTTTCATTTCAGCAGTAATTTTTTCGGCATCAAGACTTAATTGCCTAGCAAATTTATTTGCTGTGCGAATCAATACAAACGCATTTCCATCGGGGCCTGTCAAGTCAATAACTACTCTACGACCAATTGCTTTTTTACGAATCGTCATTTTTTGTTCCATTATATAGTTCATTTTCTTTATGAATTTATCCGCAGATTTATCATAAACCGAATTTTTTGCCACAAGATTGGCAATTTTTACCTTACGCATCATTTTACCTCAAAAGGTTTATCCCATTTACCGATATTTACACTAACATAATATGCCGTATTGAAATAATCCGTCATAGCGTCCGATTCGTCATAGTAATCAGCAGTATACATTGATTTTACAATTTTGTCAATTATTTCCAAAGCTTTGCCTGAAAAATGATCCTTGTAGTGATACGGGTTTACCTGTTCATAACGGCTATCGTTAGGTTGAAAACCTTTAGCAACTTGGTAATAATCTTTACCGCAAGTTTCATTGCTATTGGCAATTAAGTCAATTGGTGCCGATTTAATCGTGCAACAAATTGAGGAATTATTATGTACCGACAAACTGAATTTTACACCAGTGCCTTTAAGTGCTTTGTCCAAATTTGTTTTAATAACTGATTTTTTTTGCTGATTCATATAAGCCATAATATATCTCCAAGAATTAATTACATTGACCAAAAAGATTCTGAGCGAGGTGAGCAATAATACGGAGTATCATAGCGTTCCTGAAATTCTTTTTTGGTCATTAAATTTCTAGTGGTCACATAGGTTGCAAACACTTCAACGATAAAACCAAGCTTTCGTTTATTATCAGCAACTGATTTTATATAAGCATCGGTACTTGGTGCAAAATCTTGTTTAGCAACTAAACGGCGACCTTCTTTAGTACGGCGGTCAGTTTTATAAATTTCAAGCGTATATTCTTTTAATGTAGACATTTTTTTCCTTTATCAACTCAATAGAATCCATTATACACAAATTGGCAAAATTGTCAAGTCAGAAGAAAGTATTACTTTTTTCTGGTCAACTACTTTTATCAACAACATGGAAAGAGTATAACAGAACCAAGGCAAATGTCAAGCCCTCTGTTGCAAAAATACAACACTTGCCCATTCGGGATAAATAGGGTTATGGGTACATCCGAATGTTCAGGCATTCTTGAAATTTTGTTATCAATTCAAAATAAAAAAATAGATGGATCCAATCACCCTCTTTATGATGGCCAACTCCGCAGTAGCTGCGGTGAAGAAGGGCTGTCAACTCTACAAAGACATTAAAGGAGCTGCTGGTGATGTTAAGGCTGTATTAAAAGACCTTGACCAGCAGTTTCATTCAGCGCATCCGCCAGAAAAGCCTGCGAGTGCTGAAGCTCGCAAACAATTTGTAGAGGAAAAGAATCGTATCATTGATTTGAATAAGCGTGATGGTGAAACAACTGGAATTTATACTGAATTAGGTGAACATCTCGGTGCATACTATGACAACTATTACAAATGCATGGCTATATTTGAAGAAGAAGAAAAACGTGCTAAAACGGAAGTTTATGAAGGTGATTCTAGTTTAGGTAAAAGAGCGTTACAGAGGGTTCTAATGAAAAAACAATTAGAACAAATGGGTACAGAATTACGAGAGATAATGGTATATCAGAGTCCACCTGAATTGGGTGCTTTACATAGTGAAGTAGAAGACATGATGGAAATTATGGGGAAACAACAAAAAGTCCTCATGGTTAAACAAATT